ATGTTTTCATCTCGTTGCCTCTTCGTTAAATAGAATTACAGACAATCTTTGTTAGAATTTTATCTTTTATTTCTTGACTGCCCAGTAACTCTATCCCATGCAGATTCTTTTGGCATAAGTCCAAAAGTTCCCCTGTTTGTCAAATGCGCCATGATTTGACCAAGCGGATCCTTATTAATCAAATGAAAATCAGGGTTTGCAAAATCTTTAGGATTAACAAAATTCATGTTGCTATCCTTTCCCCAGATTCTATTAAGTCTAGTTTCTAGATCATCATCTGTCTGAAATCTAAAATCTGGAGCTTGCATTGATGGAATCTCTTCAGTCTCGGGAGGACTGGTGTCGATATTCAAGGGACCTTCGTCCATCTCATCATCAATGTCACTCTTATCCCAGCTTCGTGGAGGGTTTGTGGCCCATCCAGATCCAACTCCAGGGACTGTGCTTCCCATATTACTCTTACCACTTATTCCAAAGTTTGTTGGAGTTCCCATTGCTTCTTCAACTTCATCTGGTAATTCTATTCCAAGAAGTTTAAGAGAATAGTGAAGATCATCTTTTGGCGTCAGTGGTTTACTCAAAGGGCCAGTCGCACTTGATCCTCGATCATATGCAGTTGGTTGACCGTAAAATATATCTCTGTCGTATGGAAAATTTTGAAGTCTACGATCTGGCTTACGGTTTGCGCCTTTACCTCTGATTCCAGAGTCATCTGGGTGTCCGCCGAATCCGAGACGGTCAAACTCAAGAAGTATTTCAAGTAGACGACTTACTTTCATTTATAAATATTTCCTTGGATTGGAACGTCTAAAGCCTTTCTACGTTGTTCTAACTCTCTCATCTTTGCTTCGGGAGATTGTTGCATTGGCTTTCTACTTGTTGTTCCTGTTGCTTCCAATATTGAATTCATCTTTGAAAAATCTGGCATGATATTATCAAGTGGTACAGATGGTGCCACTTCATCTTCACCGGGAATCTTTACATTCTCATATACAAATGAAAGTGGATTTTCACTTGATAGAAGAGGATTCTTTTTCTTTGACATAATTCTAGAAGCTACGCTTTCCTTCTTTAACATGTCGTCGCTATTGTTGTAAATTCCCTTATCTGAATTTTGCTGCGGTTCTGGAATTGCTTCTTCATCTGTATTATCAACAACTGTCAGAAGCTCTGAAACGTTTTTCTTATTTGTCTTGACAGTTTCTGCAACCATCTTCTTCAGATAACCTTCTGTCAAATGTCTCTGAATCATTTCGGGTAAAGCTTTTTTAAGCTCGTCTCTAACAACTTGACGAACAACTTCAAAAAGATCGTTTGCTTTGACTTTCATTTTAACCTACCCTTAGAACAAAGATTTCTTTAAGAGTCTTCACTTTACTTCCTCACGATATCATTTAGAGCTCTGTAGATCCTATCTGCCTTTTCGAATCTTACATCTGTTTCAATCTTCTTGCTTTCTCCAAATAGATATGCTCCCGGAGTAGATGGTTCCGAAACAATGTCGAAGCAAATGATCTGGAAGTCCTGTTGAACAACATTTGTTCCTTCGTTTGTCTGTTCGGTAGAGCCAACGCCACGACTTGAAATACCAATCATAACTCCACTTTCGAGAAGCTGCTCAAGGATCTTTCCTTGTGGGGTTGGAAGAACTTCAACCTTTCCACAGACATCACTGCCATCCCACCACATTTCTCTAATAATATGAGAAACATTCTTAAGCGAAACAGAGGATGTTTCTGGATGATCAAGTTCACCAACGGCTCTATTCTCACGAACAGCCTTCTGGTAATTCTCAATCTCACGATCAAGAATATCTCTTGGATAAATTCTCTTATTCTGATTCTTGGTATCAGCTTTCTGGATGATTCCCTTGAGAATAATCTTTCCACCATTCTTCTCACGAGACTCCTTAATGACTTCAGGCTTGTAGTCAAGTTGCAGCCATTCTCTAAGGATCTGTTTCTTTTCCATTAGTATGTTTCCTCTACTTCAGTTTCAACAGGAGCTCCACCTTCTCCGTCTTCAGCTGCTCCACCACCAACTGGAGACTCTTTTATTTCTTGTTCCTTGATATATCTCTTAACAAGATCTCTTATGAAAGCTTCATCAATCTTTTTCTGAAGAATATCCCAGGCACTCATTGTGAATTGACGGCCTCGGCGAGTTCACCTATGAATGCAGACCATGACTTTTGCAGCATTTTACCATTGTCAGATGCACCTGCAAGACTGTCAAGCCCTGTGGCGAGTTGCTTTAATGATTGAAGCATGTTCTTATCGACAAGCCCACCTGCTCTGCCGCCCATCAACTGTTTAACTGCCGTAGCGCAGCTTCCACTTGACGTGCCACCTGTTGGAGGTGCAGGAGGTGTTTGTGACTTCTTTGACTTTGCTTTTTGAAAGTCGACGACATCGCCTTCTTCAATTTTAGCTTCTGCAAGTTTCCATGGATTCATTAGCTTACCTTCCTGTATTTTTTAACAAGCAATTGCTTCAACAATGAAATCTGTAAGGGCGACATGCTTGCAACGTGAGAGTCGACTTCATTCTCAAGTTTTGTTAGATACTTATCTCTTGCACCGATAGCTCTTGAAAGATCATCCATATTGTCAAGAACTCTTTCCTGAACAGTTACAAGCTCTGCTCTGAATAACTTGGCTTGGCCAGGGTCAGTCTTGGTAAGAGATACCTTTGCATTCTGTGAAAGGTGAATCTTTGGTACTCCGCCATCTACATGAATGTAAATTGGCTCCGCTGTGACATCATTAAACGATGCGCTGAAAGCTAGATACGTCTTGCCAGAGTCGGCATCATGCTTCACACCGAAGCTCTTTAGTTTGATACCCTTTCCCACGGCCTTTCTTATTGTATTGAACGCATCATCAAGAATACCCTCAGTCTTCTTTGAGATATTCTTTTGAAGGCTTTGAAACTTTGAATCACCAGCCAATGCATTCTTTGAAAGCTTTGAGATATAATCATCCCATTCGCTTTCAGTTCTTTCTTCACGGAATAGAGATTCTGTAAGATCTCTCGTTATGATCTTTGATAATACAGTACGATGCATGAATTCAATTCTGCGTTCGATATTTTCCCTTGGCATGTTGCTCAGAGCAGATTGAGTTCCAACGGTTGTCTTTGTCTGTCCAGGTTTAAAACCAGCATTTGACTTCGTATCACCCATTTTTGTTAGCATGGATGTTAGTGTTGGTTTTCCTGACGCGGCAAGAGTTTTATCAAGTTTTTGTACATCTCTTCTGAACGGGTTATCTTGCGCCGCTGGACTTAATAACTTCGCATGATCATTTACATAATTGTTATATTGATCTGTACCCTTTTGTAGACTCTTCAACCCTGTCATGAAACTCTTAGCATCATTACTAGTCTTCGCTTGTGTAGACGAAGACGTAGAGGCCATCGGAGATGCAGATGTCTGGAATGGAGTTGCTTCGAATACGACGCTCTCCTTCTTATGACCCTTGTCTGTTCCTTTTTTCTTAGATGCAGCTTTCTCCTTCTCTGCTGCTTTCTTTGGATCCTTCTGTAGTTTGTCTACTTCCTTTCTTAGACGTTGTAGCTTTCCTGGCTCTTTTGGAGGGAACCTCGCAAGTTCAGCTCTCTTGGCTCCCAATTTTGTTGGGAAAGATCCAACAGACTTAGAAGTTCCTTTCTTCCCAGGATTTGGAGCATAAAGATTGTAGCCACCGCCACCAGCCTTCTTTCTAACTACTTCCTTTACTTTGTGTTTGATTAGCTCTCTTGCCATGAACATACGCATTAACTGAGCGACTTCATCTGGCATCCCATCAAGTTGTACTCCTATTTCTTCGCCTTGTTCTTCAGACAATGAAGAAAAGTAAGAAAGAGCCATGCCTTCATCTAAATCTTTGTGTTTAGCTAGAAGTTCATCTACTTTTGTCTTGCGCTTTTTGATGCCGGTTGGAACTTGAAAACCAGCAACTCCACCTGCGTTCATTTCATTCTTCACTGTCAATCTCCGCAGTAAGTTTATGGAATAGGAGAAGTTCCTGCACGGCCTTCTCAGAGGATACGTCAGAAAGGGCTCTCAATGAGTCGAGAGCTTCATTCAACCTCTGCCCCATGACATTATCATCCTTAAAGCACTTCATCCCTCTTGAAGCCTCGAGCTTCTCTAGAAGTCCTTTTCTTTCCTCTTCCATCTCACGTTTAAATTGATCTTTGTTGCCAGTCATTGAATAATTCATAAATCTACGAATTGTTTTCTTTTGACTTTCATTAAGTGATCCAGAGTATCTCTGTTCGAATTTCTTCATTGCTAGAGCTGCAACAAGACCATCAACCTTCTCTCCTCTATTCTTTGAGGAATTCTCCTGTAGAGGGACAGTCATGTACTTGATGAGCGACTCTTCAAGTTGAATTTTCTGGACGCCTTCTGAAATATTCTGTTTCTTATTTCTACTTTGTTCGATGAGGAGTTGTACGGAGGCTAACAATCTATACTCAGAAACTCTGTGAACGTTGAAAAAGTCCTGCCCGAAAGTGTGGTGTATGTCCTTGATCAGATTGCTCTTCTTAATATCAATCTTTGCTTCGTCTATTGACGACGCATATTTGACAATCTCACTAAGAACCTTTCTAGCGACTTGTTCAGATAATCCATGACTCTTCGAAATGACTTCAAAGATCTCACGTTCTTTAGCTAGCGGTTGGCCAGGAGAGTAATACTTCTTGACGATTGATAGAGCCTTAAGATAGTTCTCCGGATCACGGTCAACCATGCTTAAAGCCATGCGTCTCACAAGCTGCTCGTAGACAAGCCCAGTGTTACGCTTTTTGTTGTGTCGAAATGTAGAAGACATTTTATAATGGCTCCAGTCTTTGTCTTACCGTAAATAGCCGTTGAAAGACGTTCCGGCTAAGATCTTAGCGTTTCTTAAGCGTTCTAAGTAAAGATTTAAGATCTTTATCTATTTCATTTATTCTCTTGGAATCTCTTTCAAGTTGTTCATTTAGTGCTTTTTCTTCTTTTGTTTTAACTTCTGAGAACGGACGTGTCACCAATCTTCGCAACGATCTAAAATCATTAGGGTCAGATCCTGTCTGCTTCTTCGTTCCGAAAACCATCTGGTGTAGATCTTCTCCAGTAGAGAAAAGATCCTTTCCTTTTCCGTCACCCCTTGACGCGTCGTTTCCTGTACTTCCCATGTTCTTCTTTTCTAATTCCATTTCCTCTTCTTCATGGATAACTGATTCTGGAGTCGTTTCAGGAGGCGTTTCAGCTGGCGGAGTCTCCGCTTGAGCTTCGCCGCCTAGAGTATCTGGAAGATTCTCTTCTCCAGAGACTGGTTCTGCAGCTGGAGCTTCTGCTTCTCCTGGCTGAGGAGGTGCTTGCATTTGTTCAAGTACAAGATCTTCTAGTTTATCAAGCTTCTTTCCTTCACGAACCTTTTCAATCTCTTCATCAGATAGACTAAAGATCTTCTTGTATATTGATTCACGATCGAGAACGCCTTCGGTTGCAGCTGAAGCGATTTCGAATCTCATTCTCCACAACTCCAATTTCTGCTGCTCATGAACAGTTGAAGATGTTGCTAACTTAAGTTCGAAGTCTGCTAAATCAGTTCCGTTGTAACCTAGAAGGAATAGGTGAATGATTGCAATCTTATTCAATTCGGCAACAAGTATCTTCTGAATTCTTTCGATTGTTCTTGCAAATCTTACGTCCTGCTGAGCAAGAGTTGCCTTTGAACCCAAATCAGACTCATATCCAAGATACGCCTTGGGAACCTTGAGTGCTGCGAACAACTTGTTCTGAATGTATTGAACGTCTTCGATATCTCCAGTAAACTGTCCACCTGGAAGATTTTCAATCTTTGAACTCTTCTCTCCACGAATAGGAATGAAGTAGTCTTCATCAACAGACAAAGGATTGTAGCGAAGATCGACTCTTCCAGTTGTAGGATCAATGATCTGATTTCTACGCAGTCTAGTCTTGATCTGCTCCATGAATGTGTCAATTTGATCAGGAGCAACGTTTCCAACGTCAATGTAGAACACTCTACGTTCAGGAGAACGAACAATGCGGTAAACCAACATGGCATCCTCAATGAGAATCAACTGTCTCCAGATGCGTCGAGCTGGTTCTATGATGCTTTGACCATATGGAAGGAAGCTATCATTTCCAAGAAGTCTAAAATGGACGATTTGCCAATTTTCAAGAATCGAGTTTCCCTGAGTTAGCCAGCGGAAACGAACGGCAAATGGATCCTGTTTATCATATCCCTCTTCTCTTTCAATTTCGTTGATTGGAATTGGTAGAAGGTTAAGAATTCCGTTCGTCTCATTTGCATCAACGAACAAAAGGAAGTCACCGTACTTGCAGAGGTTACGCGTCCAGCTCCAGATATTAAATTCGATATTTAAAACGTCATAAAACAACGTTTCAAGAACTTGCTTTATCTCAGCATTCTTGCTATTAACTTCTAGAATTCCACCCTTTTCATTGTATGTCGTTGTTTCATCTGAATAAATGTCAAGAGCTGATGCGATTTCTGGTGTGAATTCCATCTCACTATAGTCTGCATATCTTGACATTCTTTCATACTGTCCATATGAAGCTAATGAGTGAACATAAAGATGTGATAGTTCTCTCTTGTATGCCTGTGCTGTTCCTTCGGGTTCAGCAAACTTTTCACCAGACGCAATCTTGTGACGAACTACAGGACCACTTCTAAAAAGTCTTGTAAGTCTCTTCCAAACGCTTTCTTTGTTTTGAATTAGATCTGGCATGCTTTATCCCTTTGTCACTCTCATCTTTTTCATATTGTCAGATAAGATTTGACGATGTTCGGCTGATTCAGAGCTATCCCAGTAGGACCTGATTGACTTTGTAAATTTTTCAACTTGCTCTTTGCTTTGCTTCTTTCCTCTGTGAGCTGCAGCGATCTTTTCTACTCTCTCAGCAGAGTGTGTTCTACCTTTGAGACTCTCAGATATTTTTCTTTTTACTTCGTCTGAGCATGGGCGTGTTTTGACTCCTCTTTTTGCTTTTGAAATAGCTGGACTTGAGTACGTCGCTCCTTTGTTCCAGGGTGTATTCCCTTTCGCGACACCATCTCCACCAGGAGTCATATTTGTTAATCTGCACCCTGTCATCTTTAGATATCCAATCCAAAACATTTCAGCGTCATTTAATTCATTTCTATTATTACAACTTTGCAAAATTTCTACTTCCGGAATTGATTCTTTATTTAGAATAGATCGTACCCACGTATGACAGCGGTCATTTCTATTTTTGTGACTTGTCCAGTGAGCCTTAGGCCTTGAAGCTCCAACTTCCGTTTTACCAACGTAACGAAGTTGTTTTGAAAATGGGTCAATCAATCCATATACAAACATTTTTACCCCTTACTTATGATACCATCTACCAACCAACTAAAATCTTCAGTTATGCCATTTGGTAGTCTTACTCTCGCTCCAATACTACCCTTATAATTACCCCTCTGCGCTGGAGAATTGCTTGCAGAAGCACGAGGATCCTTCGAGGCACCTTTTATTTGACTATTGTATGTCCTATCCATCTCTATTCCACCAAGCAATTTGCCTTGTATGTCTGAAGAAGCAAAGGACGGTGATAGATACGTATCTCTAATCCAGACACCAATGGCGGCAGCCATTATAAGGTCGTCGTTATAACCTTTCATAGCTTCAGGTCTACCGTTATTCCAGATGAATGTTCTTAATTCTTCCGTGAATCTTTCAGATCTTATCGTGATGATTTTATTTCTTATATACTCTTCTAGCTTTGCTATCATCAACGATCTATTCTTTTGAGAAGTTGTGAACCCAGGAACAAGATCTTCAGTGTTTGGTCCCCAATACATATTAACAGCTTCACCTGGTCTCTGATCTCCTCTTCTAGAGAAGTACACATTCTCATAGTTGAGAAGTTTTATATGTTCGATACAAGCCAAACCTATAGACGTATTTTCAACAACAAGCAACGCATTATTGTATTCATGTCCAAGATCACATAGGATTTTAGCAAACTCTTCGACTGGAACCTTTCCATAATACTCTGCGCACTGAGACATTGATTGAGCATCCCATACGTGTGCAGCAGAGTGGTCTCTTCCATCGCCTCTGGCAACGTCTGCCGATATTACGTATCTTGCCTTTCCGTGAGCTTGAAACCAACGAAAAAGATTCCTATCCCAGTGAGCTCTCTCTGCTGGCTGCATCGTTCCATCTCTCAACCAATTCATTGCTTCTGTCGTTATGACAGTATCACCAGACGCATTAAAGTTGCATTCAAGTTCCTGAGCGACGTCTCTTGGAGACATGTTTGCTGCTTTGATTTCATTAACAAGCCACGTCGATGTCTTGAAACCCTTTCTATCTGGATCGTCTCTTAAGTCAGAGATTCTTTCAGGATGCCTCCACCACATAAACACATGAGGCTTAAAGTCGTTGGTACCCTCTTCTGCCTCTGAATAAATCTGATGGAATTTGTTTCCTACGCCATTTGGAGTAGACAACACGACAGCTCTACCACCAGCAGCAACTGTAGGATAAAGTCCTGTCCACAACTCATCGAATCTTTGGACGAATGCAGCTTCGTCGATGATAAGAAATGAAACAGCTTCTGAACGTCCTGCATCTTCTGACGTTGCAATCGCAGCTATTCTTGATCCGTTACTTAGTTCTATTGACAACTTATTATCGGTTGTAACATCTGCCAACATCAACCACTTCGGAAGTTTCTTTAGAGCTGTGGCAACCTTACGAATAATGTTCTTGGCAGTATCTGCCTTGGACGCCATTACAATGATATTCTTTTCTCTGTGGAATAACATCAGCCACGTTGCATATGCAGCAGTGACTTCAGATATACCAAGTTGTCTTGCTTTTAAGACTACGTTAAAACGGTGCTTAACGTAGTCTTGAACTAGTTCTTCTTGATAGTCAAACATTGTAAAGGGTATGAGCCCCCTTACAGGATGCTTGATCTTAACATACTTTCGTATGAAGTAACAAGGATCCTTTCCGCACATGATGATTTCATTGCGCAGAATTGATTTGTTCATTTATCCAATCTCAAAGAAACGCCACGAAGCATACATGTAACGTTCATTCAAGCTAACCTTCTGTACAGAGTAATTCTCCATCTCCTTCTTTTCAGAAAGATCTAGTGTTTCCTTTGTACGAGACTTAAATTCCTTCTTGATGTTCTTTACAGTTTCTGTTAGTGCTTTTCTAGCAGTCTCTTCAACATCTCTCATTCTAACTGGAAGGTGCATTTCATAGCAATGATATGTCAACTTCATGAGGTTTCCAGTAAATGTAACCCTCACATTAACAGCTGGAGAATCATGAACTTGATCTCTTACTATCTCAGTTATAACAGAAAGTGTCTTATCTAAATGACGGTGCTCTTCACCGTATTCAGTCATTTCAAAACTCTCAGGCTTTTTATCCATTTTGGGTGCTCCGAAAAGAAAGTTTCCCACTTCTAACTAGAGGCTAGCTGTGGAAAAGTGACGTAGATATCAATAACTTGAAATAGATTTCTTAAAAGCTTCAAGTTGTTCAGGCGATGGCCTCCATCCAGACTTCCATCTTTCTTCTCTACCTTCCACAAATTGAATAAAACAATTCACGCAGACACCATGATCCATGTAAGTGTACGTTGACTTACCTTTCATTAAAAATTCACATTGAGGGCAGAATGTTGGAACTCTATATTCATTAGTCATATCAAGGCTTTATAATCCAGAATGAGGCTCTACCCTCATGTTGATGTCCACTATCATCTTTTAAGTTCATTTTGATAGTAGAAACTCCGTCTGCTACACTCTTGTCTATTAGAAACTTACAGTTTATCTTTCTTCCCCATTTTTCATATTCAAACTTCATGGGTTTACCATCTGAATCTAAACATAGAAGTTCTGAAAGATGTCCGTTTTTAAAAGATCTTGGATCTAGAACTATTTTGAACTCGTAATTCCCTAGTTCATGATATGTTTCGCGGAGATTATAGAGTACAAACTTTTGTTTTGATTGCACAATTACCTCGCAAAAGGATGCCAAATGAATTGAACGCCAAGATATTTATCAATTCTATCA